TTGCTGAGCCGGGAGGGCAAGAACATAATGCCATTTTGATATGGTTTATGATCGTGCTGGCTCGTTCGCACGGGATTAACAAATAATTGCTACAAAAATAGGGTAAAAATTTGGAAATGTCAAACAGTAAAAAACCCCTACCGGACAGGCAGGGGTGAAAAGTAGCATAAGTATGAAAAAAAGCATCAGGGTGAAGATAGAATTTATTTCACTTTGATGGTAGTTTTTCGCAAGGATAAGCGCCCATGGGCATACCTGCTTGCATCAATGCTGTGATTGTACTCATCAATAGGGACACTGGCTTTTTTGTCGTTCCACACGTAGTTGTTAAGCTCTTTGATTGTGTTTTTGCTATCTGGTGTTACAATGATTTTATAATCCTGCATCTTGCGGATACCGTCCTGCACACTACCAGGATACTTCAGGGCTTTTGCAACATTCAACCGAGCCTTAGCCATCGCAGCTACCGTCCGTTTCTCGTTGGTATCGCAGACAATTAGGTCGCGCTGGCTCTTGATAGCCCCACGCACTGATTCAATCAATTGGTCTACCGATAGCTCGTAAGCATACAGGCATTCATCAAGATAAAGTATTTTGCGCTTGTTGTCTATTGCCACGCGCACCAGGGCGGTCGGGTCGGGGCTGTAGCCGAAGTCAAGGCCGTAACAGTGCGGTAGGCTTTGGTCGAAAGCACCGGTTGTCCAGTTGGTGAAAACTACGCCTTCTCTTGCTGCCCGTTCGCCGCTGCCGTAGACTTTCCACCAATAGCGTTGCTCTTTGCGGCTTTCAATTTCTTCAATTTGTGATTTTGTTAGGTGCGGGTTGTCACGGTAGGTTGTTATCAGCGGAGGGTAACGTTCAATCAGCGGGTCCAGCCAATGGTCTTCACCGATAGCAGGGTTGTAATCACAGATAATTCGGTGCCGAGTACGCGGGAATAATTGGTCGACTGTCTCCTGCGGGAATTGGTGCGCTTCATTCACCCATAACACATCGCGTGCCCTACCGTGTATTTTGTGCGGGTTGTCTGCACCGTAATAGCTGATCTGATTGCCAAAAAGATTGTAAATGTGATCTGTCTTATTGTGGTCGTCAGAGTTATACAGCCCATGTTCGACAAGAACATGTTTAAAATCCTTCCAAGCTGTTGCTTTGAGCGCTGTAAAAGTGTCCCTGACGATGTCTATTTCTATGCCTGCACTTCTGTTTTCTTTACATAGCCAAATCAGATAGTAAATTACACTGTAGGTTTTACCGGAGCGTGTGCCGCCCTGTAGTAGCGTAACACGGTGCTCAGGTACTTTCTTTTTTAGGTAGGTATAATTTGGGTTTGCTTTCATTCATTGCCTTCATCCATCCAGTCTGGCAGGTTCTTTGTGACGTCCTCTACCTTTGTTTCTAGCTTATTGCTTTGGTTAAGGCGTTGTTTGCCAAGCCAGACCAACATCGTTTTATCGCCTTTCATAGCAAGCTCCATTTGCTTCATCTTAAGCAGGCGCTCACCGGATGCTCTTTTAGCCTGCGAATAGTCACTAAAATCACTTTTATTGTCAATCTTGCAACGCTCATACAAGGTATTAGTGTGAATGCCTAACGCTGCTGCAACCTCTGTGCCTGTGCATGCTGCTTCAAGCATCCTGTCAACTTTAGCCCAGTCTATTTTGATTTTCTTGCGTGGCATTGCTTTTAATTTGAGCGCTGCGGTCAGTCCGACTGCCATCTCCATGCTGGTTGCATGGCGCTTTACCTTAAGCTAGCAGCGCATGTTTATTTTTTAGGATAAGGCTTTGCTAATTCCTTACACATTGGTATTAATGATTTATCTAATGGGTAGATGTATTTATGTTTTACGCCTTTCTTGATTTTTACTAAATCACCTGTTTTTATGACTCTTTTTTTTACTCCAAACTGAATAACAATGCCAGTAGGCGAATGACTTCGAGAATGTATGTCTTTTCCTGTTTTGGGGTCTATAAACTTATCACCAGTTTTGTTTGAGCCTGTAAAATACCAGTTCATTGCTTGATAAATTGTACCATTATGCCCCTCGTCTGAGTCTGCATAACTCACCAAAAGTTTAACTAAAGGGTTTTGCTTTTTGAAAAGTTTTATTGCTATTGATACAGCTTTTGATGTTGTACTTTGTTTCCCATTCAATGCAACTCTGCATAACTCGCAAACTTGGCCTTTTTTTAAATTATAAGGGCTGTTGATATTCCCTATACCGTTATTAAAAATGACAACACCGCACCAAACATCATTTTCAAATACATTGTAAGCAATTATAGGCTGCGCTGGCAATCTCTTTGCATAATGAAATCTCATGCAAGCATATTTAACTGCCTTCACTGATGCTCTTTCAAGTCTCATATCTCACCTGCACTTACTGAAAAATATGCACCTTCATATTTTCTGTCTAAAAGCTCTTGAATGTCAATTTCTGCTTTCTGTAATTGTTCAGGGCTTTCAAATGTTATCTTCATAGTAGGTGGTTTATTCTTGTCTTCACCAATTAGGTCATCCATATCAGGCTCATCACCTGCCCAATCAGGCATATCCAACCCCCATTCACTCAACTGCTCACTGTCCCATTCATTTGCTAGTGCATCCCAATCCCATGAGCCGAAGCCGGAATTATCCTTGATGATAAACTCGCGCTTTTGTTCTTCAGTAAGCTCATCAGCCTTTTTTACCCATTCGTCAGGGATTTCTTTGTAACCCAAATCCTGCAAGGCACGAAAGCGCATGTTGCCGCCCAGGATAACGTTGTCCACATCAACGACGATAGGGCGAAGTGCCATCATCTGCGGGAAGCCTTCAATGCTGTTGCGCAGTTTTTCAAACTTATCATCGCGAATTACGCGGGGATTGTTCGGGTTTGGTTTTATGTCTTTTACTTTCATCACTTTCAAAGATACAGAAAATTAAAACATTATGCTTGAGTCCACCAACATATCCCTCACTGCCTCAAAATCCGCGATGCTGCGGATAATGAAGTAATCGAAGCCAAGGCAGTCAACAGTTTTTTGCCATTCTTTCTGCTTTTGGCTTTGTCGTTCGCCTGGCAGCTTCACCTCTAGGTAAGCAACACGCCCACATAGGTCATCATCAAGATACAGATATGTCAGGTCCGCAACGCCCGCCACAACGCCCTGCCCTTTCATGATCGCGCCTTTCTTGCGGCTGTGCGAGTTGTTGTTGTTGTGGTACAGCCTACCGCGTTCGTCTTTGTAGGTATTCCAATGATGCATGAAGATGCGCTGCTGCAATGCTGCTTCTGACAGGTTTTCGTCACCTGGCTCGTAGCCGTAATTTAGGGCTTTGGCTGGGATTACTAGCCCTTTGTTATTCATCATTACCGACTTGGCTATTTTGCAGTAATATGTCTCGTATGGGTATTTGGTTATCATTGCCAATGATTTGAAAAGTGACTTATTACCCATTGCGGTGCTTCTGATTGCTTGATTTTCACGCCTTCATAGCCTTCATCTGTTACAGATGGGTGGCTATAAACTAATTCAATCAACGTTTCTGCTTTCTCCATGCTCTCAACGTATTTAATCAGCACATCAAACGCCTGCCCGATATAGGTAGGGTTTGGCATTGGGTTTTGCCCGCCTCTGCGCCAGATCTGGTAATCTTTAATGATTTGGAGTGCTGTTTTGATGTTCATGCGAAGCGTTTAAGGATGTTCTCGAATTGTTTTTTGTGTACTTTGTTTTCCAGTCTTTTGTATTCTTCAAGATACCATGTTGCCCAGGCTGATTCACGTCTTGATTGATGCCTGCCGGGGTCTGATTCTAACCCTTTCGCAAAATCAATCTGCGCTTTGGCTTCAGCGCCTGCCTTTGCTTTTTCCATGTTGCTCATAACTCTTCAAGTTTTTCAATTACTGCTTTCAGTGCCTCAAATTGAAGCCATGTCAGCTGAAAACCAAACAAGTCTTCTGACTGCACTTCAACGTCAAAGCCTTCACCGTTATGCCACTGCGTGACTTCGATGAAGTGATGTTTCTCAGCCAAAGGGTCGTAATCTGTTAGGTCGGCAAACACCGCCTGCCTTTTGTATGTCTTCATTGTCCTCTTTTTCAAAACGCGAAGGTGGCACGCCCTTCGCAGATAGAATCAAGTTAATCATCAAACCAAGTTAAAAAATTGGGTTAAAAATATCCCTGCCGTGCCTCAGGGGTTAGTCTTAGATCAGCTTCACTTGCTCCTTCAGGAAGCTTTGCTGCACGCCGTTGCTGAACTTCACATCAATAAGCCCGTAGGAGCTGATTCGCTTGACGACACCTGCACCTTTCGGAGTGCTAACCACATCCTCAAGGTTGATGGTCTGATTAATCTTCTTCAGGCGCTTGCGGGCATTATCCCGCTTCTGCTTGCGCTTTACCGGGTCCGCCTCGTTGTCCTGTTCTCTTATCCATTTTCGCGCCCGCTGTAGTGCTGTCACCTTATCAAGAGATGTGGTTGCAGTCCGGTATAGTTCTTTTCGGTAGTGCGTCACTACGCCGTACCATTCGCCATTCTTTGCTTCGATTGCTGTTGGTTTCATATCAATACAATTAGAGTTAACAATAAGCAGGACCATCAGTATATCCCAAATTAGTAATCTCAAATTCAACCTTCGCGATTTCAGCCTGAAGGCTTTTCGCCTCTGCTAATTTGCGCTCAAGGCCTGCCATGTTGGTTTCTGCATTGCCTTTGCCTTTGCTCAGATTGCTCCTGTATGCCCGTGCTGCTGCGGTGGCTTTATCTTTTTGCGCTTTTTTGCGCCGCAAAGATTGCAGCAACGCCTTTTTTTGCGCTTCGTTTTTGCCGCTTTGCGTTGGCTCCTCGGGCGCAACTTTGCTCTGTTCTTTGCGGTCTTCATTACTTTCTTTTCGCTCTTTGCGCTCAATGTTTATAGGCGCTTCAGGCTGCTCGGCTTCATTTGCGGCTTCATTTGCGGCTTCATTTGCGGCTTCATTCTTAACGGTCACCTCAGGCTTTGCGGTTTCTTTGCGGTCTACCTTTGCGGTGCTTTGCGTTTTTGTGCTCCTGAATTGCGCAATGGCTTCAGCCCGTTTTGCATTTGCGCTCTCTGCTGTAGTAGCAACACTTGCCATCAGGCTACTGCCCCTTAGCTGTAGGGTAGCAGCTACCCAGCCCAAAGCGCTCACTACCATCTCCCATACTGCCATAGCGCCGTTGTGCATCTCATCAAATAGGCTAGGCTCAGGAGGGAAGAAGTATTCTATTTCCAGGTCAATATCAGCAAGGTGCACAGAGCAAATGAATGCGCAGAAGATAGTCATCAGCGAAGCGACAATATCAATCAGGAATAAGCTCTTTTCAATAATCCATGCCTTGCTTTCTTCGCGCTCGATTTGCTTGTCTATCGCTTTACCTAGCACTGCAATAGATTGGTCCTTTTCAAGGGATGCAAGGCGGTCGTCAAGGGAATGCAGGATAGAGGCACGCTCTTTTTCAGCATCGGCAATAATCTGCTCTGCCTTCGCTTTTGCCTTTTCGATGTTCTTGCGATAGGACCGGATAGATGGTTTGTCGGTTGACATAAACCAGGCATTGCCAGATGAGTAATAGCTCGCCCATTTCTGCCCTTTTGCATTGATAGCATCATTGACAAGCTTATCTGCCCGGTTTTCGGCTTTGCGCGTAATGTCATCAGCCTGCCGCATGTAGGTTGATCTGGTTTCGTTAATTGCTGTCATCCGGCTTACGCCTGCCTGCTCAATCGGCTTGGTGTCAATCTGCTCTTTGCTTTCTTCGGCCATGAACATAGCAGAGGACAGGGTGGAAGTAGTAGAAAGGCCAAAGCGGATGAATGCCAGTGCAAGCGACATGCCGATAGCAAGCTTGATGGCGAAGCTGCCCGTTTTGAAGTCACCTGACATCAGGGAAGCAATAGAGGCAATCAGGTTTTTGTACAGGTCCGTGTCAATAATCCTGGTAATTACAAAGGCAGCAGCTACGGAGATGTAAGGCGCTGCTGCCATCACTGCTTCAGGGAGTTTGTCGCTCAGCGTATTCATCATCACGCTGTTCGCCAGGTAAAGGGTAGTAATCATCAGCACTCGGCTGGACCACTTGCCGATGCCAAAAAGGCTATCGACCATACTGCTAAGGTATTTCATTGTCATTGTTTTTTGACTGCCCAGTCTGTTGGGTCAGTAGGGTGTACTAATCTGCCGTCAAGAATCGCTAGTTCTCTGTCTAGCTTGGCGAGCCTGTCTTCCTGCTCGACCGTGAACAAAAAGGGTTCCTCTTTGGGTGCGGCAGGCATATTGTAGAGAACCCAAAAAGTGTCCACGGCCAGCCAGAATAAGAATAGCCCGCCTGCGATGTGCTGTATCATTCATGGCCCTGTTTTTGCTGTTGCTTAATATACTGCCTAACCGCCTGCTCCACCACATCGCGGATGAGCTGATTAGACTGCGCAGCGTGCACCTTAATTAGCTTGTGCGCTTCGCTGCTGATTGCAATTGTGCTGAGTTGTATTTTTTCCATGCGTGCAATATAGGTATAATATTGTTATTTTACAACCTAACACAAAGACCGTTTGGAATCCCTATATTGCAGCACGTAAAAAAGAATCATTGTGATTGTTTGTTGTTAATACTCTGCCCGGCTGCCGCATACTTGGTACGCCGGGTTTTTTATTTGCACTTTTTGTGAATTATATTTTGTTTTTATAATTTACTTTTATACTTTTGTATTAACAACAACGCAATGACAATGGAAATACAAGACTTTAAGATTAACCAGCACACCGCCCTTATGACATTAATTGTTCAGGATGGCGAGGGTTATGCGAATACAGTAGAGTTTATGCAGTGGCTTGTTAAATGGGGCTACGCAAAAAGCTTTGTAGGATTTTGTGATGTGCTTGTGCCGTATAATGGGCGCGGCATCACTTACCGAGACTTACTCAATTACTACGGGCACGACCAGCTTATGGATTGGGTGCAGCACTGGGTATATGAATCTGCCGACGTAGAATGGCACCTTGAGGACCCGAATGCTGCACAAAATGAGGCATACGACGATTTTCGCCGCCAGTGCGGTAGCCGAAAGATATAGATCACAATTTGTTACTGCTGCCGGGCGTACCTGCTCGGCAGCTTTTTAAAAACTTACAAAATGACTGAATCAATTATCCGGGAAACCACCCGGCTGCGGGCTGAGCTGCAAAACGGCAGCGTTGACACCCGCTTTGACCTGCCTGTTAGTATCAAAGAGCAGGCTCGCGAAACGCAGCGCAATATTAAGGAAAATGCCGGAGTGCCTGTAGATTATTCGCAGGTGCTTATCATGGCTATCCGGCGCGGTCTGGCTATGATTGATAATGAGCTTACTGCCGAGTACAACGCTGATGTTTTGGACTATCAGGTTAAAGAGGCTACAGAGCAGGAGCGCAATATTGCAGAACATTACAACAACCGTCCCGATTGGAGTGAACAGCCTACGGATGAGCAAAAGGCTGCATGGATGGATTGGCATAACAACAAAAGCAATAAGTAATGAAAACGTCAGAAACAATCACAAAACTAGCAAGTGCATTGGCAAAATTTCAAAGCCAGGTGCCTGTAGTGCCAAAAAGCGAGCAGGCATACGGGTACAAATATGCTGCACTTGATACTATCATTGAGCACATCCGGCAGCCGTTAGCGAAAAACGGGCTGAGTTTTTTGCACTTAGTAGGCGAAAGCGGCAGTGTCTCTTGCATGGTGCTTCATGAATCAGGCGAGTATATCCAAAGCGACTATATCACTCTGCCTGTTGACAACAGTAACCCGCGTACATCGCCGATTCAAAAGATGGGCAGCGCAATCACCTATGCAAAACGTTACACGCTGTCAGCAATGCTCGGATTGTCAGTTGACGAAGATACTGACGCTGCACCTGCAAAAACAGCACCAAAGCCACAGCCAGAAAAATCAACTGTGAAGCAGGATGTACTGCCTGAGCTAAAGCCAGGTATGGACAAATGGGATAAGGCAGTAGAAAGCCTGAAGGCAGGCACGACTACTCTCGCTGCAATTACTAAGCACTACCGTATTTCAATTGAAAACCAAAATAAATTAAGCTACCATGAGACTAGCAAATAGCATTATGATTGTCGGCCGTATCGGCAAGGACGCTGAGCAGCGCAACACGCAAGCCGGTAAGACAGTAACAACATTCTCTGTTGCGACTTCTGAGAAGTACACCAACCAAGCCGGCGAAAAGGTTGAATCAACACAGTGGCACCGCTGCGTATGTTGGGGCAAGCTTGCTGAAATTACCGGGCAGTACGCCACAAAGGGGCAGCTTGTTGCCTGCCGGGGCAAGATGACATACCGCAAGTACACCGACAATAACGGGCAGGAGCGCGATATTGCAGAGATTGTCGTGGATGACTTTATGCTGTTGAGCAGTAAGAGCGATTCGCAACAGTCAGCCGAACAGACAACGCAACGGACTAAACAGCCTACTCCTGCGCAGGCAAATGGCTACAACGACCCTGCTGACAGGACTGATGATAGCGTGCCGGATGACCTGCCGTTTTAAGATATTGAATTGAGTAATTAACCGCTGCCTGGTGCTGTTGTGCCGGGCAGCTTTTAAAAACAAAGCAATGACAGAACAAGAAATGTATTACGCTGAGCTAGCATCACAGTGCAAGGGGCTTGTTTGGCACTATTCTATTGGTATAGGCTTTGCACCTACAGCACGGCAGAATAACATTATGCGCGGGCAGGTAAGAGGCTATGAGCTTGCTTACAAAGCGCTCAAGGT